CAGGCGCCACGAGCGTCAAGGAAGCCGCCCTTCGCCGCGCCACGGCTTACATGGAGCAGGCCTTTCGAGAGCGTTGGCAGGGCTACCGCGCGCACTCGACCCAGGCCCTCTCGTGGCCGCGCTGGAACGTGCTTGTCGATGAATTCCCGGTCGCCAGCGATGCCGTTCCCGTCGACATCGCCAACGCCTGCGCCGACCTCGCACTCCGTGCGCTGAGCGACGATCTCAACGCCGACCTCACCCGCGGCGTCGTGCGCAAGAAGATCGGCCCGCTCGAGACCGAGTACGACCGCTACTCGCCGCAGCAGAAGCGGTTCCGCGCGATCGACATGGCGCTCTCGCCTTATCTCAAGGGATCGTCCGCGATGGCGACACTGGTGCGTGCATGAGCTACGCCGACGACCGCCTCACCGCAGCCGACATGCTGGCCGAGGACGGGCAGAGCATGACGCTCGCCTACGTCGGCGCCGGCACCTACGATCCGGCGACTGGCACGACCTCCGGCTCGCCAGCCTCTCCAGCGACCGTCAAAGGCGCGATCTTCCCGCTGAGCCCGTTCCGCAAGGCGCAAGGCAACATCGTCGAGGGCGATCAGCAGCTCCTTCTCTCGGCGCTGAACACGGCCGGCGTCGCGATCACCGCCCCACAGGTCAACGGCACGATCACCGACGCCAACGCGAAGGTTTGGACGATCATCGCGGTCGAGCCTCTGTCCCCAGCTGGAACGGACGTGCTCTATGACTGCATCGTGCGGAGGGCGGCATAATGGCCGGCTCCTTCGCTCTCGATCTCAAGCGCTTCGCCGAAAAGACAAAGCACAAGGCCGATCTCGCGGTCGGCAACATTGTCGTGCGTGTCGCGCGGGAGTTGGATCAGCGCTCACCCGTCGGCGATGCGAGCTATTGGAAGAACCCGCCGCCCAAGGGTTATGTCGGCGGTCGGTTCCGCGGCAACTGGCAGCTTGGCGTCAACGTCGTTCCTGCCGGTGAGACGGGGTTGATCGATCCAGGCGGTGCCGAGGCTCAGGGTCGCATCATCGCAGCCGTGCCCGAGCAGGCGAGTGGGAAGCTCTACACGCTCATCAACAACGTGCCCTACGCTCAGGAGATCGAGCGCGGGCATTCGCACCAGGCGCCGCAGGGGCTCGTCGGCCTCACCACGATCATGTTCCAGCGCATCGTCAATGAGGCGGTGCAGGCGCTGCCCGCATGAGCGCTGTCCTGATCCGCGCAGCCTTGGAAGTCGCGCTTTCCGCGATGACACCGGCTTTGAGCACGGCATACGAGAATGCGTCGTTCACACCTGTCGTCGGCACGCCGTATCAGCAAGTCGCGCTCCTGCTCGCGCAACCCGCGAATGACGAGATCGGCCGCGCCGGTCTGCACCGCGAGGAGGGATTCCTTCAGGTCGACCTCAAATATCCGCTCAACGCTGGCCCGGCTGCGGCCGCCACGCGCGCCGAGCTGATCCGCTCAACCTTCTATCGGGGCGCGTCCTTCACGGCGTCGGGCGTGACCGTGAACATCGAAAGCACGCCGACAATCATGCCGGCGCGTGTCGAAGAGGACCGATACGTCCTCACCGTCCGCATCTTTTTCTACTCGCACATCGGAGGTTAACGCCATGACCGTCGCACAGGGTCAGCTCAAGAAGCTCTCATACAAGAAGCAGTCGGCCCTCGGCACTGCAGCGTCCGGTTCGGGCGGTCAGTACCTGCGCCGCGAAACCGCGTCCTTCAACCTCAAGAAGGACACGTTCAACTCGAACGAGATCACCACGCATCAGCAGTACACGGGCGATACCTACGGGGTCAGCAAGACCGAAGGCTCGCTCGACAACGTTCTGAGCGTCGGCACCTACAAGGATCTCATGGCGTCGGCCGTGCGTCGGGACTTCGCCACGGTCTCTGCGATCACAGGTCGATCGATCACCATTGCAGGCTCGGGTCCGTACACGCTGACCGATGCGGGGGCGACGTTCCTGACGGCCGGCGTCAAGATCGGCCACGTCATTCGCATCACGGCCGGCACGTACACGGGCACCGCCCGCGACATCAACTTGCTGGTCACGGGCGTTACGCAGACGGTCATCACCTGCGTCGTCCCGAACGGCTCAACGCTGAGCGCGCAGGGGCCAGTTGCCTCTTCGACGATCACGGTCATGGGCAAGACGACGCTCGCGCCGACGACCGGCCACACGAACGATTACTACACGTTCGAAGAGTGGATGAGCGACCTCAGCCTGTCGCGCACGTACACCGATGTTCAGATCGGCGGCATCGAGGTTGCGGTTCCGGCGACGGGCAATTCCACAATCAAGATCGATATGCTCGGTCTCGGCCGCACGAAGGGTGGAAGCCAGGTGCTGACCTCGCCCACGGCGGAAACTACGACTTCGATCGTGTCGGCGTCGAACGGCTATATCCTGCTCAACGGCGCGCGGCTCGTCACCGGCACATCGGCCAACCTCAAGATCGAGAACGGCCTTGCTCACGGCGAGGCGGTGATCGGTTCTCGGGTCATCACCGATCTGGTGAAGGGCGACATTAAGGCCAGCGGCACGGTTACTGCCGTGAAGGACGCCGAAACCAACTCCAACCTGTTCGACAACGAGACGGCAATCGCGATCATCATTGCCCTCTTCGTCGACAACTCGGCGACGTCCGACTTCATCGTGTTCGTGGTGCCTCGGGCCAAGCTGATGAGCAACGACTTGGACGACGGCAAGAAGCAGCTGGTCGAGACCTTCAACTTCAGCGGCGAGATCAACTCCGCTGGCGGTGCTGCGCTCGCCAACGATCAGACCGTCATCGGAATCCAAGACTCGCAAGCCTGACGACTTCGGGGTGGAGAGCGCCCCTCATTCTGTCACCGGGGGGCTGCTCTCCGGCCTCCCGGTGGCGCCAACGGAGAGCAAGACAATGACCAAGGACAAGGCAATCGACCTCAGTTCGCTCGATACCGCCGCCGCGTGCGACAAGGGCTTCGAGCTGGAGCTCAAGCATCCCATCACGAACGAACCGATTGGCGCGTTCATCAGCGTCGTCGGCAAGGACAGCAAGACCTTCGAGGACTTCGTGCGCAAGCAGTCGAACGACCGGCTGCGTCGCAACTTTCAGAATCAGCGCCGCGGCAAGGACGCGGAGGCGCCAACCGTCGAGCAGATCGAGACCGATGCGATCAACCTGCTCGTGGCCTGCACGACAGGGTTCCGCAACGTCACCTACAAGGGCTCGCTGCTCACCTTCAGCGAAGAGAATGCGCGGCTGCTCTACACGGAACAGAAGTGGGTGCGCTCCCAGGTCGACGAAGCGGTGGGCGACATCGAAAATTTTATGCCGGCCTGAGCGAGGAATTCGTGACCTTCGCGCGGCATCAGTTTGAGCTTTCGCAGCCGCAAGAGGACGGCTCCCCTCTGCTTGCTCACCTGCAGGCGGTGTGGCGCGCGAGCGGGAACATGCCGAAGATGCTGCGTGAGGCTCCTGAGCTTCCCGAAGGTCTCGCTGCGCTGTGGCAGGCGTTCCTCGAGCTTCACGGCTCGCGCGGATCAACGGGGTGGGGCCCGCAGCGCATCACCTATGCCGACATGCAGGCGTGGCAAACGCTGACCGGCTCTCGTCTCAGGCCGTGGGAAGTCGACCTGATCCGCAAGGCCGATGACGTCTGGCTCTCCGACTTCGCGCCCAAGCCGAAGGAGACGAAGTGAGCACGTTCGTCGCCATTTATCTCATTGGCCTCGGCGTCATCTGGATCGGCACTGCCTGCGCCGTTTCGCAGGAACCGACCACGCACGGCCAGGACGTGCTTTCCTTCATGGGCTGCGCGCTCGGCGTTCTTTGGCCGCTGTTCCTCGCCTACTTCGTCATCGCTTCGCCCTGGCTCGCGATCACATGGTGGCAGACCCGAGATGAACGGCGATGACCGACCTCGCCAGCCTCGGACTTCAAATTGACAGCAGGCAGGTCACGCAAGGCGTCGGCGAGCTCGACAAGCTGACGGCCGCCGGAACGCGCGCGGAAGGCTCGGTTAATCGGCTCGGATCGCAAGCGGCTGCGGCCGGCGCTCAGGTTAAGAGCGCGTCGGCTCATGCTGCGGCGTTCGCTGCCAACGCTCAGGCAATGGCGCGCAACGCCGTACTCACCGGCAACGGCATGGCGACGATGGGCCGCGCGACCGGCCTTGCGGCGTACCAGGCGCAAAACCTCGCGTTCCAGATCAACGATGTCGTGACGGGCCTCGCGTCGGGGCAGGCACCCTTCCGTGTATTCGCGCAGCAGGGAGGGCAGTTTTTCCAGATCATGCAGCAGTCGGGGCTCGGCGCGCGTGGGTTTGCGACCGAGCTGCTGCGCATGATCGGCGTGCTTCAGGTGACGCGTGACGCTGAGCTTGCCGAGGAAGCGGCGAACGCCACGGCAGCTGCTACGGCGGTGAAGGGCGCTGCCGATCGAGCAAGGGCGAGCATCGCTGCCGCCGATACCGAAGTCGCGCTTGCTGCGGCGGCGCTTCGCGTTGCCACGACCAGCGAAGAGGAAGCCGCAGCGCAAGCCCTGCTCGCGAAGGCACATCAGAAGGTGGCTGCGGCGGCGGCTGAAGCGACGATCGCCGAGGACGCGCTTGCGGTCGCATCGGGACGCGCGGCTGCTGCCTCGGCTGCCTCAGCATCGAAAACAGTCACATCGCTCAGCCGCATGGGCGCCGTCGGCGCAGCGGCGCTCACTGGCGTTGCGATTGCGGGCGGTCTCGCTGTGGCCGTGGTCAAGGACTTTCAGGCCAATGTTAGCGATAGCGGCGTGCTCGACCGCTACGCCAATTCGCTCGGGCTCACGAAGAAAGAGATGAAGGAGCTGCGGCAGGAAGTCGGCGGGCTCTCATCCAAGGAAATGAAGGATCTGGACGCTAGGGCCAGAGCGTTCGAAGTGACATGGGGCGACGTCTGGAACGGCATCAAGAAAACGGCCAGCGACGCGCTCGGGCTGGATGAGGCGTGGGCGAAGTTCAAGAGTAGCGCTAGGTCGGCCTTTGAGGCCGTACTCAAGGATGCCGTTTGGGCCGCCGCGTCCATCCGCGCTGTATTTGTCGCTGCCTGGCGAACGGCCGGCAGGGACTCCGGCAAGACGTTCATCCAGAATTTCCACGACGCCCAGGCGGAAGGGCAGAAGCAGATCCTCGCGAACATTAAGACGATCGAGGGCAACATCATCGACGCGTCGAGAAAGCGCATCCGCGATGCGGCGAACACGATCATTGAGGACCGCACGCCGAAGAAACCGAAGAAGCAGAGCGATCACGGCCTAGCCGAAGCGCTTGCCGAGCTCGACGCGCAGATCAAAGGGCAGCGCGCGCTTGCTGAGGCATATCAGGTGAGCGACGCCGCGGC